TAACATCATTTTAATGAATATATTATTTTTTTTTCACAAATCAAACCTTATACAAAAAAACGTTTCGGATCTTGTGCTTTTTCGCCTGGCTTCAAACATTCCGCCATCCATTCAACGGGTATTTCTTTTTTTGCTACATTAGCAATACCCATCTTGTTTGCATACGCTTCATATGTAGTTTTGCTGGCTTTTGATATTTTTTGATTTGGATTTTGAAACACTATTCGTATATCCATAGTAGGATTACACTGCAATACATGTTTCATTTTTTTACGATCTATAGCTGTCCAACGACCTTTAGTTTCAATATACATTAATTCGCCATTCTTTTTTGTGAACACAAAGTCTGGTGTATATTTATGTTTGGATTCTGGAACAGTATAATGAATAATTTCAGTTTCATAATTTACATCATAATCGTTTGATTTAATTTGTTCTGCTACAGTTAATTCTAATCCTGATTTATAACCGTATTTATAAGCTGCTTGACGTTTTTTACTACCAGCAGTGTGCCAATGATTTCGTTTCATATATAACTTTTATTATTAAATTTTACCGGGATGATAATAACTACCGCCGCCCATTTCTCGGGATCTTTGATCTAGAGTTTTTTCTGGTACTCCGTAACTTGTTCCTTTTCCTTGATCAGTAACTTGTTTGCCGACAGTAGCAATTACTGGATACTCTTCTTGCGTACCATATGTATTTGTTATTACACGATAATTTCTAGCATGTTTGTCATAATACACGTTATTTTCAGCATCATTACCCTTAGTATATTTTAATATCTTTTTTTGTTTAATTGCATACCATATTAAATAATCAAGTATAAGCTCACAAATTGTTTTAGTAAGATTAGAAGTATTGTTTGCAGTAGTATCAAATATATTATCAGATAAATTTCCATCTATCGTAAAAGTATCACCGTTATATTTAGCTGAAGCAATAACAAATTTCCATAATAATTTATCTTTGCCTATTTCTTGTGCATCTGCGTCATCATATGATTTAACATCATAATGTCTAAATACTAATTGTATATTATTAACAACACTGAGTGGATCAACACTTTTTGGATCACTTTTAGTTTTTTCAACAATTGAACAATTAATTGATAAATCAGATTTACCATCGCAAAAATCTTTTAATTGACTTTTATCAGATATAGAAAATTTTAAAGTATATACACCTTGCTCTGCAGGCGTAAGATCAGTTGATTTTACTTGATACGTTCCATTTACGAACCCAGTTATCCATTTATAACAATCAATCCCCTGTACAGGTTTTTTTGGAGTGTCCTTACCTTCTTTTAATATGTCTTTCAATTTTATCATCTTTTATATAAATATCATTTTTAAAAATTTACCAATCAATTAATACTAATCTACTTTGCCAACGCATAACATTGTCTGTTTTAAAATCTAAATCTAAATCTAAATCCATGATACCCATTTTTCCAATATCAGTCTGCAATGCCCGTAAAAATGAAACTAATTCTTGATCAGCATTTCTTGCTCCGTCTGCATCTAAAAAATCAAAAATAGAAACTTCTCCGCCTCGTTCTCGAGCATATTGTTTATATGAATTCATAAACTGATTAATATTATTCAAATCAGATCCAGATAATTTTGATGCTTTTGCCATTATATACAACTGCTGATTATTGTCAACGTAATATACTGGAATAAAAGTGCTAAATTCATCAAATCGGCCTACAATAACTGTAGCCACCTTATATTCATCTGTCTCTGTAGTTATTTTAAATAATTTATCTTCTCCGTCTATTTCATATACACGTCCGTTGTCTCCTTGATCAAAAAAACGATATTCATTGTTATTAATTTTATCTAATAGTCTAGATACATCTTGATCTTTTAATTCTAACAATATATTCTTTAATCGTATCATTTAACCAACTTTTTATCTAAATCAATTCTTACTAGGAAATTCACATCTATATCATTGCGCTTACGTATAGGTTGTGCAAGTTTTGCGATTGCCAATAATTGTCCTGAGTCATTATACAAACCAATACTAGTTACATATGGTGCAAAATCACTACCAGAGACAAATCCTCGATATGATTGATTATCATCTTTTGTCAATGTAACATTTGTAGACATATTAAAATCACCTTGACTTAAACGAGCTACTACTCCTAATTCATACAGTGTAACCGTGCTTTTATATGAAGCAGTAAATGGATAATTTATCATACTATGATATCTATAATCAATTGTAGAAATGACTCCTATTCCTTGTTTTTCAAAAATATTACCTACAACTGGAGTTTGTGAAAAAGTCCCTCCCTCCGTCCGATCGGATAAATATCCAACTTCTGTAGCATTCAATGCTTTATTATATATTCTAACTTCATCAAGTTGTCCATTATAATTAATTCTAGATTGACCTTCAACAAGTCCTCCTATACATAAATCATATGGATTATCTATTCTAGCGCTAGCACTTAAAGGATGTTGTGTGTTTTCTAATAACGTGCTAGTAGTTGAATTGTGCAAAGTTCCATCTATATACATCTGCATTACACTACCAGTTTTTTGACAAACAACATGAGTCCACGAACTAGAAACTTCTGCTGAAGACGTTATCATGGATCGGTATGTTGGAGATCCTTGTATACTAAATTTAAGTTGATTGCTACCACTTAATTCTAATCTAAATGGATATTGACTTTCTTTTTCTAAATCTGAAGGTAACGTAAGACTGCTACTAGCTTTTGTAATTATTATTCGATCGAAGGAAGATTCAGCTGAATCTGCAGCTCCACTAATAAACATTGATATCGCATAATCTGAGTCTCGATTATACTCTCCTTGCAAGTTAGTTTGAATATATCCAAATTTATTAAATTGAGCAGACAAGCCCATTGGTAATTGTTGTCCATTAGACGCAACTACTCCAGGTATATATGTTATACCTGTTCCTTTAGTTTCATAATCAATTCTACTAGTATCAAAATATTCATTGAATCCTTCATAAAATTTTAACTGATTAATAATTGATGCAGTATCAAATGCACTATCATTAATATTTCCATATCTGTCAGATGTTAATGAAGCAGTATTTGGAACTGATAAAGTAAATGATGATAATTTTATTCCTTCGCCAACTTTATTTTGAGGAAAAGAAAATATACTAGCAGTTTCATATAAAAACTTTTTTATAAAATTTAGATTAGTTTGTCCAAAATTATTATAAGGTTGATTTTTGTTTTTATAAAATAAATGATTAATTGAAAAATATGATACACTTTGCAAACTACCATCAATATTAGCAGCATCATTAAATATTAATTCTGTTTCTAATGCAGGTAAATTTGTTTCATCAATATAAATGCCTTGTAAAGGTAACATGCTACTTGTAGCACTACCACTCAAAACAGTAAATGTTTTATGTGCTTGAAAAGGATTGATTTGAATATCTGCAGAATCTATTTTTTTAAATACTTCTGGATATAATCCTTCAAATATATCTTCATTGTCTATTCTTGTTTCAGACATAATAGTAAAACCTCGCTACATTTAATATAAATATAACGAGGTTAAAATACGTATTAATATTAAAAATCTAATTTTACTCTAATTAATGCTTCGCGCTGGAATGACTTTAATAATGGTTTAGATAATTTAGCTACAGCTAATAATTCTTGCTGATTACTATATAACCCAACGGTTGTAATATATACCTTCGGATCTCCAATAAATGTAGATTGCTGAATTAAACCGTCACTACCAGTTGTAAATGAAGGATTATTTGAAAAATTATATTCAGCATTTTTAATTCTTACAAAATAATGAGTACTAGTAACTTTTTCAGAATTACGTGCTAAGAATCCATATGGATCAGCTGTTTCGGGATTCGTAAATCCGGCCGATCCTGAAACAGAATGGAACAATCGGAAATGATTATTACCTTCTGAACTAGAACCGCTATTTGTTTGGAAATTTAATTGTTGATCTAACATTTTTCCGTCTAATATCAATGTACCATAATCTGGATATGCTAATCCATAATAAACGGGAGCAGTTGGACTAAATACACCACTATTAATAGAACCAGATACTATATTATATATTCTACCAGAATCTCCTAATGTACCTTGAGCATTTAAAGAAGAATCATCAATCAAAGTAAATACAGGTCCACTTCCTGTTACTGCTACATTACTACCTGTTGCGTTACTATCTAAAGAAGCAGACATCGATGCCAAAGGCAATTCAAAATTTCCAGCATCTAATCGTTCTTTTAATCTGTTACGTTTAAAATTAACCACATATATATGATCTGTGCTCCCAGATCCAGCAGTGGTAAATCTTGTATCAGTTGGGTTCAATAAAAGTTGTCTATATTGTGAATAAATTGCTTTGGAAGGTGAATCGTTAAGTTGACCTTGTGAGTCAGAACCACTTCCTAATGCATGTCCATATGCAATAGAAAATTGACATTCATTTCCTGTTGTCGCAGGATTTCCATTAAATACATCAACATAATATTTACGTTGTGAATCTGTTTGTGTAGATGAAGAAAAATATGTAGTTAAGCTAGCTACATTATTACTCCATAGTCCTGCGGTAACTGTTTCTGTTTGATTGTCGATAACGTCATTTACAGTATCAAATTTAGTAAACGTACGACCATTTCGAGCCAAAATTTGAGTTTGTTGTTGCTCAGCAATAATCTCTTGAGCTAACTGCTCAGCTAATTGTTGTACTTGATCATTGAGTCGATTAGTAGTAGCTGCAGAAGAAACAGGATTTCCATCTCTATCACGTTGCTGTACCGGATCATCATCTCTAGAATTTGTCCTACTCGAAGCAACTGCACGATTTTGTCTACGCGGTACTACGCTTAAACGTTGTTGTTTTTTTAATTGTTTAATTGTTTTCATATTTTCCTATTTTACGAAGCAGAATTTGATATTGTTGCGGTTGAAGCTTTATTTACTGTTAAATTAATAGTAGTAGCCCCACCAGTTTCATTTCCTATAATAGTTATAGTAGCAGTTTTAGATTCAACTAATAATGTTTTAGCTGCAATTCTAAAACTAAATCCTGCTGCAGCAACACTTTGTGCATCTTCATTATCTCCAATAAATCTAGGAACGGTAGGAAGTACTGAAGTTTGTAATGCTCTAGTAACAGCTAAATCAGCAACTGATGAATCAGACAATATTGCAGTATATCCTAAGTTAGCATTTCCGCCTTGCAAATTAGCTGTATTAGGTGAAATTATAGCACTCGTACCTGGACCAGGAAGTATAATAGAATTATTTCCTACTGATACTATTGGTATATTTGTTGTTTGTTTAGGCAACGTTACTAATTTATACTTTAATGCTTGTGTTTCATCAGGAATAGCTTCTGTAATTGGCATATTTTCTATAATTGTACCATAATAACTTGTTCCTAATGGATGATCTGGATTCCATAGTGTATAATCAATTTCGTCGTCACCAACTGCAAATTGTGTAATTTTAAAAGCATCGCCGCCTTTTGCTAATAACTCACGACCTTTTAACGTAAGTATTGCATCTACAGTTACACTACTATTATTTAAATATCCCATATTGTTTTACCTTTATTTTATATAAATATATTTCAACTGAATTTTACGTTAATATAAAACTACCTTGTGTTCCTAGTTGATTAGTATATATTAATTGATTTGCATTAGCTTTACGGAATTCTACAACAGCTCCACCATCTATAGTTTGACGTGATGCTATATTAAAATCTCTACTTGTCATTTTTGTACCATTATATTTCTGATTATTTATACCAGTTGGTAAATAATCTTGAACCTCCGCAGCAGATAAACTAGCAGACGTAGTAGGTAGTATTTCTGTTACTTGTTTAAATGTAGATAAATTAGAAGATGTAATCGAAGGTAGTATTGCTTCACTTCTCCAAAATGGGGTAGATGAAGTAATATACGTACTTCCAGATCTAATTAAACTAATATATGAATATGTTGTTCCTCCATATTTTTGTTGTTGGGAAGCTGTTAAATATGCTTGCCACTGATCGTCATCTTCAGCATTTATTGTTAAAACTTTACCTGGAACTTCTCCGATATACTGTAAATAATCAGCTGATGCTGTAGGTTGTACTTCTGGTATTAACGAATTATATGTATCATTAAATCTTTGAACTTCTGGTAAAATAACATCTTTACTTCTTTCTAATACATTAGGTTGAACTAATAATCCAGTTAATTTATTTACTCGGGCAGGTAATAATTGATCTAACTGTTTAAAGAATGATAAATCGAATAGTGTAAATATTCTAATATATGCATTCATATCATTACTTTGACTGTATTTTTTCCAATATTTGCTTGCTTCATAAATCAAATCAGGATATGATTTACTATTAGTATCTCCCGGATCTCCTATATAATCATCTAATGATTTAAATCCTAATTGTGCTATAATATCCTCATCAATCATAGTTTGTGGAGAAAAATATACACCTAATTTTGCACTATCTAACGGAGCTTTATCAAATTGACTACGCTCTGCTCTAGTTTTAACATCTAACGATCCAACCAATTCATTATCTTCTAAACGTATCTTATTGTCATCAAATGTCCCTGCAGCTAATGATATACCATCATAATAATATGTTTCTTCAATTGAGTCATATGGAGTATTATTAGTCCAATTGGCAAATGATGCAGAAACGGCAGAAGACCTTGGCTGTACACCGGTTAAACTACTTGTTATTGCGTGATTAATTTTTTGCGTTAATGGTATCCTAAATGATAATTCATCATATGCATCTATATTTCCATCATACGCAGCTGGAGCTTTTACATGATTATTAAATGCCGATTCTTCTAAACTACAACTCCATAAACGTAATTCTTGAAGTTGTCCTAATAATCGACTACCTCCAGTAACACCACCTAATGTTAACGTGCTTTCAAAATCAAAAGATGCAGTTGCAGAAGCAGACACAGCTGCTATAATTTTACCGTATTTAGATTTTTTTGTTATAGATTCTAATTTATCACCATTAGTACGTAACATAGTAGTTAAATAGCCACCATCGAATAATTCAATATTATTACTTCCAGTACCATTAATTTGAATTGTTCCAATCGTTCCACTTGTATAATCCAATGTAACAGTATTACTTCCAATTGTAAATAAATTCATAGTACTAGGCATAGATGGAGTTTTTATAACATCATCGGTTCGAAAGCGTAATTCTACAGTATTAATTGATTCAGAATAATTAACAATAACTGTTCCAGCTGTATTATTGATTAAATCTAATGCGTAATCAAAATTAAGTTTTTCATATACAGGAGCACGTTCTAATCTTGGTCCGCCATATTCATTAATGGTCATTAATGATTGTGGTATTCCATAACAAGATAATAATGCTTGTACGCTTCGTTTAGTTCCTTTAGACTTTAATAATAATGGTAAATTATTTATAATTCTACGCCATATTGTATATGTAGATTTTTCTCCAGAAACAGATGGATCTCCTATAGAATTAGATCCGGTGAGCGGCACACCAGTTTCTGATGTTCCTAATGTATATTCCCAAAGCTTTTGTCCTTGTTTTCCATTAGTTAAATTCCATCCAAATTGTTTTGCTACTGAATATAATAATTCATCTGGCATACCTAATTTAGGATTTTCTTCTCGTTTATTAATTTTAGTCATATGATTAATATACGTATATAGTATATCATAATGATGTCCTAACATGTTAACAAACGTTGTTAAATCTACACTATCAGATTTCAATTGTATATGTTCTGGTACTGTTCGTATTAAAGAATTTTCATTTAACGTGTCATATAATGACGAAGATTCAATTGCTCCATTAAACCAAGTTTCGAATTGACTTGATGTTATAGAATATAATGCATATGGAATAGTGGAATTAGTTTTTGGTATTGGTTGAATATAGCTACCCGTTACACTTGATACATTTGCATTTTCTAAAGGAATTAAATTAGTTGTTAATTTTGAAGATGATTCATAATATAAATACTGTTCAAAGTTGTCAAATCCTCCAATTAATGAAGTTTTTAAATTTGTAAAATCTTGTGCATTTGTCGTAGAATCACTACCAGATATTCCAGTTAATACTAAACTTTGTGATGTATAATATTCAATTAAACTTAATTTATATTTAAAATTATTCAAACGTTCGGTAGCTGAACTATAAAATATAAAATTATTAAAATCAGAATAATCTATATTTAATTTCATTCCAGATAAACTACCAGAAAAGAATCTATCTACAATTTGTTGTGACGTTGATGTTGATGAACCTAATAAATCCGTCCAATTTTGTAATCCTGTTTCGGTAGAAGTATTATATGAATAATTTGCTTGCCAATTTGGTCCACTTAATATATTAACAGAATCAGGTTGTATTATTGGATCTATATTAATATTGTCAATATATGATGGTTTTAATTCTTTAACAACCCAACATTTAAAATTTTGTTCAATATCAACAGGAAGTGGCTCATATAATTTTACATATAGATATTCTCCAATAACAACACTATTAACAAATTGCACACAGTTATTTCTACTAAAGTTTAACAAATAACTTTGGAAATTTCCTCTATTACTTGTTTGATTTACTGTTTCAATATAATTTGTTATTTGTTCTACAAAATTAATATCTTCCGAATCTATCGCACGTAAACGAAGTTCGGTACGGTCTGGTGATATTTCGTCTATCCGTAAATGTTGTTGTTCATAACCTCCAATTAAGTTTTCAAAAAAGTTAACTACAATACGATATGTTCCGCCATTTAATTTTAAATTTTCTACTTGTTGATTTATATCTAAAACATATGGTTGTGAATCAAAACTTATTTGTTTTTTAGTAACTGAGTTATAAAACGTTGGAGTTTGTTCTAACGATTGATTTTTATGTTGTCCCGTTATCCATGTTTCTCTAGAATAAATATGAAATTCTACTGTAGATTTATTAACAATGTCGTTATTAAAAGTTATTGGATTTTTAAAACTAGTATTTATAGTTTGTAATTGAGTTTTATCAATTCGATTGGCCGACAAAGAATTTTTTGCTTCTAATATTTGATCGATATTTTTATATTGTGTTAAACTCATTATCTATCTCTGATTGTATTTTGAGCAGTTTCAGTTAATTCTTCTGCAAAAGCGGCGCCTTCAAATACAGTTTGCGACGTTGTAGATGTTGTTTCTCGATTCCATACATCAACATTTTTCGATGCATCAGTTATAGTCCAATATGTTTGTACAGAATTAATAGTATGGAATCTAAATTCTGAATTAGGATCTCCAATAGCCGAAATAAAGAATGTATCCCCAATATCAAATTGATCGTTTGTTATAACTCGATCTACATTTAATGTTTGTACTTGATATTGTCCTATACTGCCATATCTTTCAGGATACCGGTCAGATGTATTAGCAAACGGTCCAAGATAATCTTTTTGTAAACTCTGATCAGGTCCTTCTCTTGATACAAAGAAATATGCTACTCCATCTCCGGGGTCTGGGCGATCGAATCGATGTTCTATTTTAACTCGGAATCTTAAATCTACTCCAGAACTTTTTATTTCATCTGTAATAGTATATCGATTTGATGTTTCTTGTGCAATACCGCGAACTACTTTATTAAACTCTAATTCAACTGGTCTTGACGGTTGATATCCATTAGGTCCAATTGGATCAGATAAACGTAAATTTTCAATTGGTGCATATCTTGCATAAATTGTGTCTTGTTCGACTTGTAAATCATCAACATTAATGTCTATATCATCGTCATCAATTTCAACAACTTGTGCAGGAAATTTAAAGTAATTAAATTGGGTATCTAAAACTTTTAACATTGTATTGTTATTTATGTTAAATGAATTAGTTTCAATAACCATGTATGATCCATCTTGTACTATAATATTTCCATTTTCATCACGAGGAACAATATCAGTATTATTTGAAACAACAGTTAAACCACCTTTAATATATTTAGATGTTTGTTGTAATTTTACTGGATCTAATGCATTACTTTGTATTTTGTCTATTGCCATTATCTAACTACTTTAAAATAAATTTCGTCGTCGATACATTCTTCGGTAAATCCATCTTCAATTTTTAATTCTATGCGGTAATAACGTTCTGGCATAAAACTATTCATGTCTACATGTATAAAATTACTTGTGCTATCGCAACTTACTTTATTATAAATATTATCAAACGGAATAATGTACTCATCTGTAGCCGCATCGCGTATTGCATAATATGTAGTAGTAGGTAAAAATTTTACTGTTTCGGTTGGAAACAAATTGGTTGGAGATTTTTGTGGGTATTTATCTCTTGCATATATTCTAATCTTAGTTATATCTGTATCTTTATACGTTGGTTTTGTCTTGCTATAAGTTAAATATGAGTCTAAGTTAACCGCTGACAACGATCCTGTTGTAAAAGTGCTGTTATCCCAGTACATAGTTATTCTAGGCACATATATAGTATGCGTGTCTCGACTAAAAAATTTAATGATACCCATTTTAGTTCCATCAACTTCATCAGCATCTGAAAACTTAATCAAGAATCCATTATTGTCGACACTAATACCACCACTTCCGGATATCCATGTTTTTACAGCTTCGGTAACATTCATGTTAATGTCGGTTGGCTGTAACCCAAATGATTCATCTGTATCTAAACCCGGTTGATAAAAATATGCCGAATCAAACGAAGAAGTATTAAAAATTCCACTTCCTGATTGATATAACCAACTTCCGCCACTACCTGATCCTGATATATATAGACTAGGAGTGCCGTTATTAATTTGTTGACTGCTTGATATCCATGATGATCCTGATAACGTAGTAGCAGATCCTGTAGGGGTATATGACCAAGATGTGTGTGGCGTTGCCCAAGAAAGGCCGTCTATCGTAGCAGTTGAGTCAAATTCAAATCCAGTACCATTAGTCCATGGTTGTCCCATTAACTTTGCATCTAACGTATATCCAGCTGGTAGATTCTTTGCGTGAGTTGTAAACAATTGTAACATGAATTTACATGAATTCAAATCTGCAGAATATTTTGTTAGTGTGTCTGTTATTTCAGACATATCAAATTTTACTACAAACCGACTTTTAACTAAGGTACTACCATCTGTATCTAGTTTTTTACTAACTTCTAAAATTTCATCGAGTCCAGTATTAAAAGTCTTAAGACTGTTTGCCTCATACATTGTAGCATCACTATCTGCATAAAATATTCTAAACATAATTAACTTCCTGAACCGGTACTAATCATCAAATAACTGCCACTTCTCCAAAGTTGTCCAGGCACTGCTGGATCGGCAACTGGTAAAGATCCCGTTATAAATACAACTCCAGACTGAACATCTAATCGATCGATCGATGCTGATGTAATTGAAATACTAGATCCCATTGAACCAGTTACATACGAAGCAGTTACAGAGTTAGCAACTTCCATCGATGAGGTTTGACTGTTTCTTACGTAATTAGTAATTCCATCGATTGATGCGGATAATACATATGAAGCAGAATCTGCAGTACCAGTTAGAGTTCCATGTAAACTTCCACTAACACCCAATGATCCAGATAAAACTATATCTTCAACTTTATTAGCTGTTAAAACATCATATACATCGGCTACATAACTTGCTGATATTAATCCACCGGATACAATATTAGTTCGATTATCTCGTATTACGCCCATTTTATTATCCTTTTAGTATAAATATAAAGATATTAAGAACTTACCACTCTACCACGAATATCACTATTAGGAAATTTTACTTCAAATATACTAGGATCTAATGATGGATATATTATTCCATTTCTTGTTGCAGGATTCAAATCATATACATTTCCAGAATACCCATTTTCTGATTTAAATAAATTTGTAATCTTTGTTGAAACAATAGTTTGAACCCCTTGTACATTTCCTATAATATTAGTAATAGATGATTTTATAATAGGCTGATTAACTTGCCATTTGTCTATATCAAAATATTCTTTTAATGAATTGATACATTTTAATAATACTTCATTGCTATTATAATTTGGAATAGTTGTTATTTCAAAATTAATTCCAATATTGATAATAAATGCATCTTTTATATTTACAGCATCAGTTAATATTCGATAATGATTTAAATAATTTTTTAAATTTTCTTTAACGGCTTGATTTAAGTGAACTAATTGTTTATCTGCATTATATCCTAAAACATACATATTTAAAGCCAACGGATTAGGAATACGTTTTTCTACTTGATCTTGTTGAAGTATTTGATCATCTGGAACTATATATGCTTTAGATACACTTCCAAACTTTGCTGGCATTGAATAAGATCGTATTATATAATCTTCACGCGTTACTAATCTGTTTTGTGTTGCAAAATTACCTAATGCATTATTTTTTATATCTTGTAAACTGTCTTGATTTTTTGCACCAACTGCAGGACTAGGATTATTTACCGATACAGACGATTTTACAAAATTAACCGTTGATACATTATTAGTGCTATTAACATCATCTTCAAATTCTATAAAATCTACTTGCGTTAATACATTTGCCGATACATTGTCTGAAATACCATTACCTACTGTATATTTAATTGTTAATGTTGTATTTGCTGGAGCTTGACCATATGTCCTAGTAAATAAAAAGTTAGAAGGATCTATATCAACATCAATAGCCTTTCTAAAACCAGATAATCCATTTCCAACATTATCTGGATTTGGTATTACTTCTTCGTCGTTATTATCCGATATTCCAGATCCAAATTGCACTTCTAGTAGATTATCACTACGCAATCTAGTAATAAATCGTTTTGATGATTTTCTTAATTTTAGCAAACTTGGAGCAGCTGCTCTAAAAACAGATAGTTCGGGATCATTTTCTGCTAAATTAGGTACAGCTTCAAAAACAGTATCTTGTGATAAATATGGTACCATATACCAATTGTCTCCATCTGATTCTTCACAAGAAACAATATCAATAATGTCTCTGTCTGGCAATACTACTTTATCATATGCAATCGGACTACCAAATGTAAATTTAGAAGTCTTCACCGCACCGGAAACAGCACGAACTTTTTTCTTTAAAAGATAATAAATAGGTTGTTTAGTTGCATCATCTGTTTCATATATAGTAACTTCAGTTGTGTTACTACTAGAAGAATATGCAAAGTCTACTGAATCTAAAGTCCTAAAAACTGCAGGTCCATTTTCTTGTTTTATTTGAAATCCAGGTTTAATTGTCAATGCATAATTATAATCCGGACTGACTGATGTTCCAGATCCTATAGATGGAATCAATTGAAATATATCTAAATCAACATATGCTGGGATTGAATTCTTTGGAGTATATCCTAATTCTTTAGCAATATCAAATATATTAGATCGTTCAGATGCCTGTTCTAATAATGATTCTTTTATATTATTATCTGCATAATACGACAATACATCACCTACATATGATGCCATTTCCATGAATAACATCCCGGGAGATGACTCATTAAAATCGGTATACGTATTAGGAAAATATTGTTTAGTAAAATCTATTAGATTAGTCCTAAACTGACCAAAATCTTTATTAATATATGTTATATCTTTTTTTACATCCATGTTATTCTACTTCTACTAAACCATTATCATTTGCATAAATAATAATTGAATCTGTACTAAAATTGTTAACTTCATATTCTAATTTTATACGCAAAGTGTGTATTAAAGAAGGATCATCGTCTTGATTTTTAATGTCAATTAAAATTATATCAACGTATGGTAACCAATTATTAATAGCACTCGTTATTTCTTCATTAATATTTTCTTTGATTGATTCTGTATTTGGTTCAAATAAAATATTTAATAAATTACAACCAAATGTTACTTGATTGTATCGTTCACCTGGCCGTGTCAATAATAAATTTTTTAAATTTGATTTAACCTGGTCTCCTGTAACATATAATGTTTTAAATATACCTGAATTATTAAAAGATAAATCTACACCTAACCCAATATCAGGCTTAATATTATTATCATCAATTGTTTGTATTCGGTATCCCATTATTAGTTATTACGGTTTAAAATTTTTCTTTTTGTCTATTGCTTTCATCAATTCGGAATAATCTCTTGTCATTGCCTTAGCAACAACAGGATCGACTTCCATATTTTTTCCAGTGTCTGGATCTTCTATTACTTGAGTAGCCGAACTATTATGCATCATTCCAAAACCTTGAGCGTCTGCAGATGTAAATGACACTTCTTCTTGCATTAATTCAGCATATGATCCTTCTGATTGTAATCCTGTAGTTTCATTTAATATGTCTGCAAATTTATTTTCTTTAAACAATGATTTTTTCTTTGGTTTCAATTTGAGTACTGGTTTTTTTGTAACTGACTCTGTTTGTAATTGTGTAACTGTGGATTGTAATCCTTCACGAAGAATGTCAGTTAATTCTTCTTTTATAACTTCACGTACGGCAGTTTTAAGTGCTTTTACAAGTGCTTTATTTGACATAGGTATTCTTTTTTATTATAAATATGTATAATGTTAATTTACGGGGACTCCCCAATTGGTATCATTTATTTTAGGACCATATATTAATTTAGTTTGTGTATTTATATAATAGTCTCCAGGTTTTCCAAGATCTACCGATGGATTACCATTTTGTTTATAAACTGTACTAGGTGCTTCAATTAAATTTTCTAATAAACTTCTTTGTTGCTCTAATAATTGTTCTATTTTTTGTGTCCTGTCTTGTAAATCACTTTCTGAAACATTTACGTCTCGATAAAATTCTGATTGTATCAAATCATCATAAAATTCTCCTTGGGACATATTTTCATAACCAGCAGTTTGGTTAGATATATCATCTAATATTGAATTAGCTGTGTCTGTACTAACTACAAACGTTTCATCGTTACAGATACTTCCTAATTGATTTATAATTGGACCTAATGCACCAGATATACTAGATAACAGTTTAGAACCAACTCCAATTATAACTCGAAAAAATGTTAATATTCCTAATATAGTAGCAATTACAAATGCAGCAACCTCTAATGCTTTCCTTGCAGCTTCCGGTAATCCAAGTGGTACTATTAATGACAATGTTATTGCAACAGCTGTTATAGTAGCAATGATTAATAACGTGTCAGCTATTCCTTGTAATGTTTTAAACAAATTTTGTATACTTGTTATAGAATCATTCATTTGTTGTAACTGTTGTTTTATTTGAACGATCCTAGGATCATCACAACGTATTCCAGCTGGTAAATCACCTAGTTTATTTTGTAATTGATTTAACTGATCAGTTATTTTACTTTGCAAGTTTCCTATTTTACCGCTTAAATCGCCAGCTATATTTAATAACGGTTTAACTGCTAAATCAAAAGGAGGTGTTAACGCCATTTTATGTGTTCTTTTTTATTTTATATTTTGTGCTATTCATTTTAAATATTTTTGACATTAAACCAGATATTTTATCTTGTGCAATCGTATTCGATATTGCCCCTTGAACACTATGCGGCGTTGCTAGTACAAAAGCAATATCTAGTAATATACTTTGTAACTCATCACCTTGTGGTAATGGTGCTAAATTAGTATCGCCTCCTATATTAACTTGTTTTGGAGTATTCAATAAAATATTGTCTTGCGAATCAACAATCGTTTTTCCTTGTTTAGCTCTTAATACAATTTGATCTGCAATGCCAATAAAATTAGATTTACCCGATGTATCAAATCCTAATGGTGTTGTGGTAAATTTAAGATTGTTTATTTTTTGAGTGCTTGTTAAATATAATGATGATTTATCTTTTTCTATATCTTCAGTAACAAATTGTTTGTCTTCTTTATATTCACGACCATTTGAAAGAACTAGTATTGGATCTCCATTTTTATTCCCGCTCCAGTTACCCGGAAAAGAATAATCTTGTTTAAAATCTATAGTGCTACTAAATCGTATACTGTTACCAAACCGACCTTCTAACATCAAATCTCCACGATATGGTTGAAGTGTAGATACTATATATTTTTCTTGTTCAAATTTTTCATCTTCTTCAAACTCATCTGTTACGGTAGGAAGAATATTATTATTAATATTAGAAGAAATACTCATTGGACTCGGCATATAATACCATTGTGCATCGTCATTGTCTACAGTAGATTTATGATCAATTGATAGAAAAATTAAAACTAATTCACCCGGAACTGGAATTTGTTTTATATTAGTATAGAATGGTTTGACATTATGTTGCGTCTGCAATTCGCCGTCTAAATCATATTGTACGTCGATTGCAAAAAACATATTTGCACCAGAAGTTTTTGGTTCGGGGTTTCCTTCGGCGTCTTTGGAATCATCATATATTATCGAATCATTTTGTTTATAAGTGTCGCCTGGACTGACCGTAGCATCTGATTTAAGAATTACTTCGCCTAAATATGTTGTAATATCATATAATCCTTCTGCACTATACATCAGAATCCTTTAACTTAGACTTTACTTCAGCTATTTTTTGTTTAATTTCTTTGTCTTCTTCTTCAATTTTTTCTATCTCATCTTCTAATTCATGAGTTAACGTAGTTTGAGCAATTTCAATAAGTTGTTGTTTTTCTGAATCAGATAACAATGAATCGGCACCTGATATAGTTTGACTTGTAGATATATAACGTTGAACTATAGCAGTTAATTTAACCAGATGGTCATCATTCTTAACTGCAACATCTAAGTATTCTTTAATAAGTGGAACTATTATAGTTGCATCCGACGCATTTCTTATCAACGGTTGAAGTTGTGATATGAGTTGATTTATTTGTCGGTCTTTCTTTTTTGAGTTATGATACACATCATGCATAAGGTCAGCAAAACTAGTTCCCTTGAATATTTCTTCATTCTTATCCATACATGTCCTTTAATAATAAATATTAAAAAGGCAAATTCATAAAGTCTTCGTTAGCATATTCCCGAAATTTGGCTTCATAAAGATGTTTTAATGTTTTAACAACGCGCGTAACATTAGTAGTTGGAAGCCCCGTCCTTTCTCGTACTAAAATATAAAGTGCTTTTTTATTGTAATCTTCAATATTGGCTCGCTCTTCAAATAAATGTAATACAGAATCTGCAACATGAATGTCAGTCGGATTTGTAAAAATATAATTTAGATTATCATAACAATGTTCAACAAATTCATCCATAAAGTATTTAACTATTTCTTGCATATCATTATTATGCATTTCCGTTGGAATATTTCGTTGTTCATCTAAATCTATAGGTTCTCTGTTTTGTTTTAATTTAACATATGCTTTTTGATTTTCAGCAATAAGATAATTAAAAGAAGTCCTAGTATAATATGAATATGATTTTCCAGCATCGGGTTTAAATTTATCTAAACGAGCAGTTAGATATGTAACCAAGTCAGTTTGAAGATCTTGAAATGAACACTTGTTTAAAATATATGTCGGTTTCATTTTATTTATTAAGTTTTCGGTTAACTTCATAAACGGTGGATATATAAATCTTCTATATATCTTTTCTCGTTGAGCTAAGCTATCTGACTTATTATAAGCACAAATAGCTACGTCTTGTATACGTGTGTAATAATTATTACTTTTTTTCCTCTTCCTGGGCATCAAATTCCTCTTTAAGTTCTTCAACTACTTGTTGTAATAGTTCAAATGTTGTGCCGGCTTCATCATCTTTCTCAAATGCACCTAAACGATCAATGCGCTTCATTGCTTCATGAGATTGTGTGATTCTCATATACATATACTCGTTTGTTTGTGACACGGTTTCATAATATTCTTCTTGGTCTGCTAATACTCCTGCTAACACATAAGCTCGATAAGCAAAGTATACAGTAGTACCTAAAAATAATACGCTTAATATAATAAATGTTATCATCTTATATCCTTGAAAATATCTGCAATAGAAGCACCCATATCTGGATTATTTTCTGCTAAGTTCTTTATAGCTGTGCTTTTAGTTGCCTTACTCTTTTCTGCCACTTTAACGGGTGTTCCAGCTTTATGGTTTTTCCATTGTTCATATTCTATTTGTGCCGCCATATGATCGCCATGATGTAAAATAACAGCCATATTAGTTTTCAATTTAGCTTGAGCACTTCTTGCAACAAAATAAGGTTTATTAGAATCATCATACATTCCATCATGTATCTTAATAGACTGATATTCATTCCAAGACATTGGTATTTCATATTTTTGAAGCAACCATACAGAAAGATCCGGTACCATTGAGAAAGGAATATTTTCGTTGTGTTTATACATACGACCCATATTTTTTCTGTGCCAATCTGAAGTCTCTACTTGATAAACTTCGTTTCCTTCTCCTGGAAATCCTATTTTACCTAAGTCATGATGCATTGCTGCAAACATTAATTCTTCCAACGTATAACCTGACATATCGGCACCACATTTCTTCCATAAATTATACAATTCATGAGTGCAATTCATTACACGAAGTACATGGTCTATGTAACCACCTGCGAATGCATTGTGATAATGTGC